ATCTACATTTAATTTATGAGAGGCCCATTCCTCAACCATACTCCTATAGTCTTTACTAAAAAAGTCTTCTATTTCTGGTAAACTTTTGAGATTTTCTGGTGATAATTGTTGTTGAGTTTCTTCTGATTCCATATCAGCACCCATTTCAATCATTCTCATTAATAGTTGTTTCTCTGCGTCTGCTAATAAGTTCTCTTCAATAAGAGCTCTTTTTTGTTCTAACATCTCATTATATGATGCGTCATCAGTAGCTCTAAATTGCACTTTTGAGAATCTTTTAGAGAACTCTCCGCATAATACATTTACAACATTTGGAATAATTGGATAGAATTTTAACTCCAATGCTGACTCATCTTCTTTTGTAAGTACGTCTACAAGATCTTTATAATCATTATCCTCTTCTACAATGTAATCTGTTTTATCAATTATACCTTTAGCTAACTTATAGTTCTTTAGAAGTTTTCTAGCATTTATTCTAAGAAATTCTAGACCTTGTTGCTCAAGCCAATCTAGATTCCATGCATACCAATCACTATCTTTTTTCTTTGCTGATATGAATTGAATTGGTTGTGTAAGACTACTGGTAGTGGGATATCCACTTTCAGCCTTAGCTCCATTCTTAAGTTGCATTGCATTAAAAACCTTCATATTTGTTTATTTTTAAACTTGACCTTCATATTCAATATATTCATAAATGATAGCATCTACAGTAGGATCAGAACAAGTTACTACATAAAGTTCCATCATCATTTAAAATTTTTGAAAGGTTTCTTACTAATTTTTTTATTACCTGTAGAACGTCCACCCCTTCCCATATTTCTAAAAGGGCTATACTTTAATTTATACAAATTCTTGGACTTTTCCAAGGAATTTTCATCTCTTTCTACTCTTTTAACATACCCTCTATTTGATTGCTGCACCTTAGCAAAAGCAATTAGTGCAGCGAAAGCTACCAATCTATCCACATTTAATCCTGGAAAGTATGCTGACATTTCTTTTAATAACATTATATCTGGTATCCGCTCTACTCCAAGAGTAAGACTTATAACCTCACCATTTTCATCTGTTTCTTCATCTATTTGTTCTCTAATAAATTCTATTGCATATGATATAAGATGACTCTTAAATAATGTACCAGTATTCTTCCATCCATATTCTTGATATACACTTGCATTAGATCCAAGATCTTTTAGAAATAATATCTGTTGTTTAGGTACAAGATATTTCTGTTTCCTTTTTGCAATCATATGTTGGATAAACAATGAAATATTATTTTCTATAATTGTCCAGGCTTTATACCATTCTATGATCATTTCTAATTGCTCATGTGTTTTATTAATATCATCATATCTTCCAGTCCAAGATGCTACTATTTTGTCTTTTTCAATAAAATGTTCAAGTCCATTACTGGTTTCTCTAGTTACTTCTACTGGATTTTTATATACAAAAATACTACATAATGAATCTGATGTAGTTGTTTTACCTTCTGAGACAGGATCAATAGAAGCATAATAAGTTCCAAATGAAGGATCTGCTATTGGTCTTTCCCATACTACCAAAGATCCTGTTTTATCAGTTGCTTTTTTTGATAACGGAAATGTAGTGATTGGTAGTTTATTTGTTACTATTGCTGATATTCCTAATTCATCACGCTCTAGTTTTATAAACTCATATGGATAGGTTTTATCTTCTATCCTTTTAATTTGCCTACTTATCACTCCTTGTGGAAATATAGAAGCCTTTCTATATGCAAAGGCTTCTGCTATATTTGTTGGTTTTTGAGAAATTCTAAGTTGATATTGCTCTGCAGACAGATCTTTTTGCCATTGAACCCGTTCTTTCTTTATTGCATCTAATGAGTCTTTAATTAAAGAATTGCCAAATGCATCAATATGAGGAAGCATTGACCATTGCTCAGGAATAAACAAACCTGCCATTCCTATAGTTCCTTTCTCATCTAATAGATCTGTCTCAACTTCATATATATCATTTCCTTTAGGATTTAATATCATATCTTTTAATGGTTCACACTGATCTAGATCACCAACGGAACCAGCTGCTATGAACATTCCAGTAGTCAGCATTCCAGAAGTCATTGCAGGTCTAAGGTATTCAAAGGTTGTGCTCATCTTTGGGGCAATCCCCGCCTCCTCATGAAAGAAGTATGTACATGGTCCACCCACACCAGTAGTTGCATTCTTCTCAAAAGAAGCTCCTTGAATCTTTGACTTTAGTCCTCTTGATGTTTTTCTGTTCCCAATTTTTACTTCAATTTGTTGTTGCCATAAAAGAACTTTTTCTGGATTAGATGGTCTATACCATGCAGTATGCTCATTAAGAAAAGATTTATATTCATCTAAGAATTTCCAGGAACCCTTATCATTGATGTAATCTTTAAGTGAAGCACCTATCTTACATATAGAACCTTCTTCAAACCAATACTGATTCAATAGTTTTGCCATATGAAAGTAAGAAGAAGCTATCTGCCGTTTCTTAAGTATAGCAGCATGTCTTTGATGAAGTTCAGCTAGGATCTCATATAACGCCATATGATATTGAGCATCTCTAACCTTTGCAAACCCGTATTTCTTCTCTTCTTTATCAAAAATTGGAAGAAAATTAAGCCACATATAATAATCTCTAGTGACGTACCAGGTTTCTTTACCGTGATATATTACCCCATATCTGTTCTTATTCTTTTCATCATTCAAATAGCGTATATAGTCTTTAGACCTAAAAGGTTTACTGCAGTAGAATCCTTCTTTAGTAAACTTTTTTGCTTCAGAATTAAATACCAAGGTTGTTTCATCAAAGTTATATTCCCCAGGTTCTTTAAATATAGACAAAAGGAATTCCTTAAATTCATCTTCTGTGTCAAATTTAGTAGATGACCATTCTCCATCCTTATATGTGGGTACTTCTATATACATTATACTAGAATCGCTAGCACATCTCCTTGTCCAATAAGCAAGTGCTCTTCATCATTATGACTCATTTTTGTGGGTGTTATGTAGTCTGCATATTGTATATAGTCACCTTTTTTGATTTCTTCTACATCTTTACCTACAGCAATAACAGTTCCTTTACACTCTTCTTCTCTTTGAGAGTCAGGAATCCAAATAGTTCCTCCTCCGTATTTTTGAGGTGCTGCTTCTGGTTTGATTAAAACTTTTTTTCCAACTGGTCTTATTTCCATGATTTTAAATTTTATAATTGATCATAAGCTAAGCCTTGTCCTCCACGAACAGTGCTTTCTTGTTCTTGTTTCATATCAACAAATGCTCCTTTATATGCTTGTCTTATTTGATCAAACTTAGCAGCCGCATTTACTAATGAGTTAATATTTCCATCTCTTCCGTGCTCAATAGCAGTAGTTTCCATGTATCTAGCTAGCCTGTCTAACATAGACTTTATACCCACATATGCTCTAAAGGTTGGAGTTTCGTATAATTGTTTACATCTCTCTAACCCTTTGGTGATTAATTCATCTTCCAAAGATACAGTTAAACCAATCTCCTCAATAACTATATCCTCTTTTTCATGTTCTGGCACATTAAAAAATGGATTCATTTCTGGATTTGGACAACTCATATAGAATAAATACTGCAGGATCTGCATATGATCTTTTGGATAAGCCTCTATTATACTCTTTAAAAAGTTTAAAGTGTAACAATGTTCTGAAGCTATCACCTTACCATTCTCTATATCAAATATTCTCACTAACATATCTTTAATTTAATTTTCTAGGATTATCTTTTAACCACATAATAATACTTCTCACCTCATCTTGGAGATAAGGTAGTTCATACATCTTTACTTCATCAATGACTGGTTCACCATTAATAACTTTGGTTACTGGATAACCATTTTCATCCATCTTAGCAATAGCAAATTTAACATGTTGTAGTGTTAAATTACCAATTTCAAGTGTAGGATTATGTTTCTTAATTATATAGGCATAAAGACTTAACTGTAAACTATAATGATTTAAATTACAATCATCTAAATGATTTATTGGTTTAAACATTTTAGATGTGATCCCTTCCCAATTAGTATAACCTTTTTTCTTTATCTCTTTGTTAGTCTTATAATCTGTAATGTAAAGCTTATTGTTAACCACTTCTACAAGATCTGCTTGACCACACAATCCTGTTGACTTAAGATACACCAGATGTTCTGGATAAACACCATTAGATAATTTTTGGTCTGATGCTATCTTTATCCCCTTGTTATCTTCTATAGGTTTGATTATTGGTACTTGAACACCATGTCTTTCAATTGTATCAAATTCTAATATATCTTTTTCTCTTTGCCCATGATACCAGTTTCCTAATCCTTTTGCTCTGTCTGATTCTCCATTCCATGCACCTAAAATATCTTTCTCAGACATTTTATACCACTTTGACCTTTTGTTCTTTGATGATTTTTTAGCTTGTGCTTTTGCATCAAAGCTAGGTTTAAACATTGATATAAAAGAAGTTACACTAATCCAATTTATAGCTTCTTTGTTTAAATCTGAATCTAAACTTTCATAAACATGTCCATCTTCTTTAAATATTACTGCCATAGTTATTTTTTTAGATCTTCTTTACTTAAATTTTCTCTTAATTTTTCTTCAGCTTCTTCAGGCATTACAGCTCTCCACTTTTTTAGTGGACACTCACTAGACAATGATCTCATTTTGTATCCCAAACTACATCCACATTCTTTACAACATGGTTGAGTTTTTGGAGCTGCGCAAAAAGTTCCTCTATCATCTTTTTCATCACATTTATAACATATCTCCCATCTATGTTCAGCAATAGCTTCAATATGATCTTTCTTAAAAGTCTTGTTTTTGATACCTTCATATATTTGATCTATGTTACTAAAGGCTTTTAATAAATGTGATAATTTCATTTTCCTTTTAATTCATCTTGTTTCCACTTTATTTTTTCTTCAATCCTTGCGTTTAGTTCATCTAGACATTGTTCCATCTTGTGTAACTTTTCTTTAACAGGTACATGTTTC